ATCCTTTAGCTGCCTTTTTGATAGGTTCGGCCCCAGCTTTAAGCACTGCTTTTTCAGCTGACTTCAAAAGTGCAGGGGCAAGGCGCGATAATAGGACTTGAACTTCTTTAATCCCTGATAATTCAATTTTCATCCGATCGATTTGGTTGCCTTCGCATCCAGTAACAGGGTGTTTCGAACTCCCTCTTCCGTGATGCCGGTGATGTTGAAAAATTGAGATTGATAGAGAATCCGGTGGTTTTCCGAACTGATCGCCATGTGGCGAATCCGAAATTGCCGCGATTGCTGCGGGCGGTCGGAATCGACCACCTCCGCCTCGGCGCTTTTGTGCGACACCGCTTCTGCCCAGACTCTGGCGCTGTCCGCCCACGTGCTCACGGTCGAGCCCGTGGCGTCCCGGGTCTTGATCCGTGCCTGGATGACGAGGCGGCGATTGAGCTTGCCGGGATTCATGCCACCCATCCTTCCACCTTTTGGTTTTCCAGTAAGTTCCTGAGCACCTGACGGATTTCGTAGGGTTGCCCAAATGCGATGGATCCGCGCTGCTCATACATATCGGCGACGACGACTTTTTGCGCGTGCTTGAGGATGGCTGGGGTCAAATCCGAGTTGGCATATCCGGCAGTAAAGGAGATTTGAATCGCGTCCGGCCGATCTGCCAACGCGGGCAAACCTCCCGTAAATTGGATCATGCCAGGCTCGTAGGTGGTAATCACCCGGTAATCTCCGGCGGACAGGGTGGCCAAAGCTCCGCCGGCGGCGGGGAAATACCTCACGGACTCCACGGAAACTAACGGGGTCCGGTAGATTTTCGCAAGATCGCAGGTGTCGCCCGTGAGAGAGTCCCACGTTTGCGCCGTGAGTAGCCACTCGGAAATCATCGACACGCGCCCGGTGACGCCGTCCACCAACTCCCGCGCCACGCCTAGCAGCCCGATGATATATTCCTGATCGTCGGTCGAATCCACGCGCACATGGGCAGCCACCTGCTCCAGAGTGATAGGCTCGGAATCAGGTGGCGTGGCGATGGAGTATTGCGGGCGCATCGTTTAGCGTTTCGCGGCGGTTTCTTTTGCGGCGGGCTTTGCCGTGGCGGTTTCGATTTCCGGGGCGGCGGGGATGGCCGCGCCGTCGGTGATGAGTTGCTCCGCATCGCGGTCGTCGATCTCATGCACTGAGCCTTGCTCACGATGCTGGGAATAGACGGCGACGTTGCGGAGAAATTTGAGTTTCATCGGAAAAAAGGATAGGGGAGGGGGTGGCGTCACCCCCTCCCGGTTAGGGATTAAGCACCCAAGGCGTCGAGCGTAGCGGCGAACGATTTCGGACGGACGCAAACACCGTCGTAGTAGGTGTTGGCAATCAGTGTCACGAGTCCGAGCTTGGCGTTGGTGGAGTCACGCAGAACATCCAACTGCAAGCCGCCCCAGTAACCGATCACGTAATCCGTGAAGTTGCCGAAGAAGATCGCAGAGGCCACGCCAGAGCTTGAGCCCTTGGTCAGCGTCCGGCTGATCGCATTGCTCCAGCCCGCGCCGTAGCCGTTGATGGTGTTCGGCGACAGGTCGTTGAGGACGAAATCCGAGCCAGTGCCGGCTGGATTCTTGAGCGTGCTTTTCAGCTTGCCGCGAATCTGTCCGTTGCTGGCGTATTTGAGATTTCCACCCAGCGCATTCACCGTATCAATCGCGGTTTCCAGGGCGATGAGTGCGGCGTAAGTCGGAGCCAATCCGTTAGTTCCTAACGCAACACTGCCGATGCCGGCCGTGCCAGCCAAGCCTTGCGCTTCGTTGGTGCCGCCACCGTGGAAAAATCCGGCCTCTTGGATTGCAAGGAGCTGGTTGCTTAGGTGGTTACGAATGATCGCCTCGATGGCCGCGCTCGATTGCAGAAGCAATTGTTGCGAGAGGTCAATGAATGCGGGCAAACGCTTTGGCGTCATCGTGACCATTGCGGTGGTCGGGCTGACTTCATCGGCGGAGGCATTCTCCGTTTTCTTGACCGGGTTGGTGCCGGCCAAAAGGCGAGGCATATCAATGTTCCCAGACAAGCCTTGCAAGACGGTCGCGCCAAGCGATGCCATGAGCGAGGCGTTGAAGAAATCATCCAGCAACCCGCGCTTCTCGGTTTGCACGGTCATCCCGCCCTCACTGCCAAGGGTGCCGCCAAGGGCGGTCATGTCCCGCGACTCCTTGCGGCAGAGCATCGATGGCAGGCAGATTCCCGTTTCCGAGAAGATCCCCGCAGCGCGTGCTTCCCGCTCGCCTTGTTGCAGCATCTCAGCCTCAACACCGTCGGTTGGCTTGCCGCTGGTGAGGGCGCGCAACGCCTTGCCGAGGTCGAAACTCGCAACCGTGCGTTGCTCTCCAACGCTGAGATTCTGCGGTTGCTTGCTCAGGTTGGCAATCGTGCGGACTTCCTGTTGGATGTCCACGTCGATTTTTTCGATCTCATCATTGATGCCCCGGATGGAGGTGCGCTCGTCGTCGGTGAATCCGCGTTTTTCGGATTCCAGCTTCGAGGTGATAGATTGGGCCTCTTTCAGCTTGGCCCCGCGTGTTTCATTCAGTGTTTTGAGTAATGCGCTCATATATGTTTTTCTTTGGTTTGTTGGGCGGGATTAAATGCCAAGGCGAGCGGCCCAATCGCTCACTTCGGTTAGTTCTTCTGGCGAAGGGGTGAGCGGAATTTCTCCCGCTTGAAATTTTTCGAGGCTGCGCAGCGCAACCGTGGCATCCGGGTAGGCCGGGTAAGTGACGGGCGAAACGTCGAACAGCCGCGCCACCTTTGAAATCGTGCGAGTGTGTACCATGGGGCCGTTTCCATCCTGCTTGGATTCCCACGACTCCCCGGATTTTTCGACCGTGAATGAAAAGCTCGATTGGTCAATGTCGCCGCGCTTGAGGCTGGTCACGAGGTCTCTGCCGATCTGTGTGTCTGGTGCTTCGAATTCATACCAGAGCCCTGTTTCGTCCACCCCGATTGATAGACTGCCCTCTCCGTTTCTGGAGCGGGCGAGGATGGCGCTGGATTCGTGGTTGAGTAGTGCACGAACGTCGTCGGTGAGCACGTCGTCGAACGCTCCGGGCTGGATGATCTCGAAAAACTGGTGCGATGCGCCGCCGAGATTTTCCGAGCGGCTGTTGAATTTTGCCGCGTAGCCACGAATAAACGGCGGCTTTTCCGTTTCAGCGGCGGCGCGGAGTTCTACGGACGCCGATAGAAAACGGCTTTCACGGTTAGGGATGGTAGGGATCATGCTTCTGCGGGTTCCAGTTTGGGAGTGATGGTGGTGGGTGCTGGGGCGGTGTTAGGATTCGCGTAGGAATCGCCACCATTCGCGGCGGAAATGAGCGGCTCGTTTTCTTTCCTGCGGATGTCGTTGGGTGACATGGCACCGCAAGTCCTCATGGCGACGTAGAACGCAGCGCGGGCTTCGAGTGCGACGTTGGCGAGTTGGTCGCGGTCGAAGCGGAAATAGAGTCCTTGGCGTTGCTCTTCCGTGGTCAGGAGGGTGTGGCCGAGGCTTTGCTCCCAGCCGATCAGGTGGGGATCGAGGCAGAAATTTAGGAAGCCTAACGTCTGCTGCTCGATACCGGTGCCCCATGTGGTGGATGCGGTGGAGTCGCCGATCATAAACGGCGGAATCCGATAGAGGCGGGCAATCTCTTGCAGCTCGAATCGGCGAGACTCCAGAAATTGAGCGTCAACCATGCTCATTCCTGAGGTGGCCTGAAATTTGAAGGCACCATTCAGAAACGGCGTCTTGCCGAGTGCGCCGCCGGTGGTGTTGCGCTCCCATTCGTCTCTGGCTGCGGCCATCACTTTGTCAGGCAGCATCGATTCGGCCGTCATAATGCCGGGAAATTTCGCCCCGTTGGCCATCAATTTTCCGGCAGCGGCGGTTTGGGTCAGTGCCGTGCCGATGGACTCGCGCAGGAGACGCACCGGCGAGAGGCCAAGGTAGCCATCGCGGGAAAATCCCCGAACATGGATAATGTCGTAGCGGGAGAGCGCCGCCTTTTCGCCGGTGACGTGGTAGGTCACGAGCTTTTCGCCGGTCGGGCGGAGGAGGAGCTGCGGCTCCACATCGCATGGCGCAAGCCACTGGATGGCGCGGGGGTCGCCTAACGCGTCGCGATAAACGCGGGCGTAGCCATTGCCGCCGAGGCCTTTGCCGGTCTCCATGAGCTGCCGCAGCTCGAAGCTGGTGTGCATCTCGCTCGGGTATTTGCCAATGAGCGCCGCCCCGGCGTGGTTGAGGATTTCTTGCGGGCCTTGGGGGGTGTCCCGGTAGAGGTAGAGAGGGAGTTTTGCCACCATGTCGGCAATGAGGCCGACGCAGGCGGTGACGGCGGCGACGTTGAGAGCCGTGTTTTCGTTGACGGGCGCGCCCGACGCCGTCGGCGGGCTGAGCAGCATCGAAAAATTGCGGGTCAAATCCCCAGTGTGACTGCGTTTTTCGGGGATTTTCCCCCGTGTTTTGCGCTCAATCGGCGCAAAATCGGCGACAGGAGAAAACCCCGTCTGGCCACGCGTGCGGCCAAACGGGGAAAATGACAACCCAGATTTAAGTATGTTTCGCAACATTCTTGCGCGAATCCTTACTAAATCGCTCAGGATAGTCAAGATTTGATTTCAGGCAAAAAAAAGCCGGGAGGTTTTACCCTCCCGGCTATGAGCCATTTCTACCCCGCTCTCTCAATCGCGGTTTGTGTCGTGCCTGCGATGCCTTGCCTCGCCCAGCCCTGCCAAGCCAAGCCGAGCCTGCGATGCCTCGCCGCGCCTTGCCCGGCCGTGCCGTGCCGTGCCGTGCCTAGCCTCGCCTTGCCTGCGATGCCTCGCCGCGCCGGGCCCGGCCGTGCCGTGCCTTGCCGTGCCTAGCCTGCGGTGGCCTATGCGGCAAAATCGTCCATGGCAGAAATCACGCAGGACACCTCGCTGAGCGCCGCGTATTTTTGCCGAAATGCGTTCATGTCCCTTTTGCAGTTGGCCATGAGCTGCGCGTGGTAGCTTTCCACGGTGAGGGCTTCCGAGAGGCTGACGTAGTAAGTCTCTGGATCCTCCTCCGCTTGGTCGGAAACGTTGTGGAAGGCGCGGACTCGAACGGTGTTGGTCTCCGAAACGATGTATTCCACCTTGATTCGGCGGATGAGTTCGCCCGCTTGGACGAGCCGGTAGCGGCGCGCCGCGCTCGAATCGTCCCAGTCAAAATGAGAATGAAGCGGCGATGATTTTTTTTCGGCCGATTTCAAGACGAGTTCCGCCGTGATCTTGCCGTGTTTTTCGGCCAGAGCGCGGATGGCGTCTGACGCTGTTGTTTTTTGTGCTGTTGTCATGTGTTTTGCTTCGGAGAATTTGGAGCGGGTATTTTATACCCCGGTCGCTCCAGTCCGGTTTTTGCCTGCGATGCCTCGCCATGCCTTGCCTTGCCACGCCTTGCCTGCGATGCCGCGCCTCGCCTCGCCGCGCAGTGCCGCGCCTTGCCTGCGATGCCAAGCCGCGCCTTGCCAAGCCGCGCCCTGCCCCGCCTGCGGTGACGATTATCGGCCTTTTCTCATCATGTCCTCCATGGCGGCGAGAGTTTTGGCGACTTTTGCGAGACGGCCATCGATGATGATGACCACGATAGGCATGAGGATTGCGGCCAATGCCAGGGCGAAGCCTAGAGTTACCAAGATAAATGTAACAAATATAGGTAGTTCCCTCATGGTCATCCGAGTTTGAAGGTGCCCCATCCCATGCCGGCCGACATTTTCGAATCCGGCCGTCCCTCTCCGATCCCGACTTGAGTGCCCACCCGTGTCATGAGGTTGGCGGCGTCGGTTGCGGAAAATTGGTCGGCATCGTATTGCACCCGCACGGTTGCGCTCCATGGCCAGTATTTCGCACGGACGCGGAGGTCACAAACGCCGGTAGCGTTGCGAGCGTGCATCAGGTGCGACTCCGGCTTGCCCTTGATTTTGATGAGCGGCACCCCGTCCACTTTATCAAATCCATCCGGGAGGATGAAAACCGAGAGCTTGGCCAGCGTCATTTTGAACCCGACGAGGCGGCAAGCGGAGATCATGCCGTTTCGGAATGCCGCCGCTGGAATGCCGTTCCATCCCTCGTCAGAAATGTGCTGCGCTTGTTTGAAATCCTCCGTGAAATCACGGGCGGCCTTGGCTTTTTTCTTGGTCGCTTGGCTTCCCGCTTCGTGCTTTTCCTTCATCGCATTGATCGCCTTTTCGGAAAACCGGAGCTGGATAAATGGCGCGGTGCCCACGATGTGGAATTCTGCCGTGTGGATTTTCGGCGCGGTGATTTGCACCGTGCTGATTTCTGTTTCTTTTTGGGCGGACTTTGCCGCTGGTTTCGTTGTCGTTTTCATGTTTATTTTTTGGTTGTGCCTTGCGGCTGAGAATGTCGGATAATTTTTACCCCGGTGTCCCTCCGGTGGTTGCTATGCCTCGCCGATCCATACCGAGCCGCGCCTTGCCATGCCTGCGATGCCTTGCCCAGCCCAGCCCAGCCCTACCGCGCCCTGCCGTGCCTGCGATGGCTGACAAAAGGAGCGCCTCCGCCCGCGCATCTGGTTTCACCCACCCCATCGGGACGGCAGACGCACGCACGAAGGCGCATTGTATGTTTTGTTTTGTGGTCATTCCGGGAAACGCGGGATGGTCGCCAACTGGCAACGGGGAGACTCAATCAGGGATTTTACTCAGCGGCAACAGAAAAGTTTTTTATTTGCCCGGCGGACTGGCCACAACCTCTCAGAAAGTTTTGACCAGTCGCACCGGGGATTTCATCGCGTCGGCCACTCGGCCGGGCGGTGAGAGGGGTATGTCTGCGGAGGAATCATAGCTTGAGCGTCATTTGTTGCTTCTCACGTTTCAGCCATCCGCAGGCCGCTTTGTGGAAGTCCTTCTTGATCTCGAAGCCGTAGCCTGAGCGGTTGCACCGTGACGCGGCGATGATCGTTGAGCCGCTTCCCGCGCATGGATCAATCACCACCTCGCCGGGGTCGGTGAAGAGCGTTATGAGCCGTTGCAGGAGTTTCACCGGCTTCTGTGTCGGGTGCAGCTTCTCGCTTTCGTTGTCCCTCGGCCACTCCATGGCATTGAAGACCATCTTCCCGCCGTTATTGAACTTCGGCAGCTTATCTCGGTAGAGGATCAGACCGTATTCGCAGTTGCCCACGACTCGCATGTTTGCTTTCAGCACCTGGGCGGAGAAGTTTTTTGTGAAGACCATATTGATGTAGTTCATTAGCCCGTGTTCCTTGGCCTTTTCGATGATTTCCATCTGCTGATCGAAGGCACAGAAGACCACCATGCAGGGAGCCGTTCCGGTTTCCTTCTTGTTCTCCGGCTTGAGCATCTTTGAGCAGAAGTGTAAGAACTCAGAGATTCTGAAGTCCTTGTCAGTGTCGAAGAACTCGCTATTAGCCAGCTTGCTTTCACCGTTTGCGCTGTCGCCTCCCTCATACCATGCCGGATTTGAGCCATAGGCGTTCTTTCCAATATTGTAGGGGATGTCAGCGATTACCAGTTGAGCCTTTGGGATGGCATGCCGCTTGTAGTTCTGGAAGTGGTCATTGAAGATTTCATGTTTCACCGTCCGCTCCCGATTCGAAGGCGATGATGGATAATCCCCACCAGCTTTCTCTTTGGGTATGTTTTCTGTTTTCGTTTTGCTCATTGTAGTAGTTTTTAGGTGTTGTCTTTTTTTATTTGCCCGGTGATCCATTTGGCCTGCGACACATGCTGTGCCAGGCAGATTGACCGGAGCCGATTTGCATCATCCGGCTCAATCCTCACGGTTATCGCCTCGCGTGGCGTGGCTCGTGGCTTGCGCCCGGCACCTGCGCGCTTTCCTCCTCGGGTTGTTTTCATCTTCCAATGATGTTTGAAGTATGGATATGAACAATTTCGCAACCCATGAGGCACAAAGCGATATTGTCATAAACGGAAAGGATTTTGTCGATTTGTGTTCCGTATGTAGTTGTCATTTTTTTAGGTTGGTTGCGGGTCCGTTCCCGCCTGACAAGAGGACTCTTGCATGGGGGCTGGATTCTTGCAAGCTCTTTTTCAAATCATTTTCATGCGCGGAAAGAGCGGGGGATTGAACCCCGCCGGGTTGGATTAGTTGAGGGCTAGCTTGATTGCCTGCCCGATATTGTTTGCCCAAACTCCAGCAGAATAATCGGACTGGCTGTCGTGCTTGTCATCGAGACTGCGAACATTGATATAAACCACACAATCCTCTCCGCCATTCTTGAGGAACTCGACAACGTATTTTGTGGAAGCATGGGAAGCTCTACGGGTGTTGCCGATTTGCTCAACTTTGAATCCGGCTTTTTCTAGTTTCTTGGTGGCGTTGGTGGTTGTCATTTTTTTGTGGGGTTCGCTTTCGCTTACGTGAATAGAGATATTCCCCATTTTGAATCTTTGCAAGTTTTATTTCAAATCATTTTCAAAAGTAGATCAGCGGTCCGGTCGGGGAGTCGTCTTTGAGCATTGCCCGCCCGATGGCCATGATCGCGCCAACCACGGGGTCAATCTTATTGTTAGGCGTCTCCTTGTTAGGAAACACGTTGTCTTTTTTATCGAGCGCGCCGGTCGTGTTTCCGATGGCCCACTCCAACACGGGGTCGCCGCAGTGGATGATCCGCCCGGAGCGGATGAGTGCGTCGAGCTCTTTCATCGGCTCGCTCATCATGAGCACCGTGTTTCGATATTCGACAATCGGAACACCCTCTTTGACGAGGGCCGGATAGACTCCCCACGCCCGGTTTGGATCGGATGGCAT